CTATTTTTCATCCTGTACCAATTTTGTACCAATTTTGCTTTCCAGCTTCCCTAGTTCAGTCCAGTCCGTTGTGGAACTCAGCCAGCGCGCGTAAGTCGAGAGCAGCACTTGCACGCTGTGCCCGAGCTGGCCAGCGATGAACGCCGGGTTCATGCCTGACATAAGGCACATCGTAGCGTAGGTGTGGCGGCAGTTGTATTGGTTGCGGGGCCTGATCTCCAGGGCCTGCAGGGCTGTGGCGAAGTGCCCGGCGGGGGTGGTGGGGCCCTTGATAAACGGCGAGCTGCCGGACGGCTGGAACACGTAGGGCGACGATTTGGACACCCGGCGCCGGTCACTATCGCGGCATTGGGCAATTTCCTTGGCCTTGGCCAGGGCGTTCATGGCGCGGGAGTTCAGCATTACCGTCCTTGCGTACTTGGTTTTCGTGCGCTCCTGCACCTTGCCTTTCACAACGATCCGACAGATATGTGCGGTCCTTGCCTCCAGGTCGATCTCATCCCAGCGCAGCGCCAGCAGCTCACCGGTCCTCATCCCTGTGTAGAAAGCAAACTCAAAGTAGGCGGCGTAGATCCTGACCACCGGTCGGGTAAAGTTCGCATACAGCCACGCAATGAGCGCGTCGGCTTCTTCCGCGGTGAAAGGATCGACGACCTTTTTATTTCTCGCCGGCAGTTGAATCGATGTTGCGGGGTTGCGTGGAACGACCTCATCCTGCACGGCCGTATTGAACAAGGCATTCACCCGTGATATCGCCGCACGCTTAACTCCTGGACTGGGCCACTCGGTTGCAGCAATGATCTTGCGCAGCACCATGGGGGTTATGTCGTTCATGGGGATGCCGGCAAGCGCAGGCATCCAGTACAGGTTGAGGCTGCCTTTGTAGTTGCTCCTGGTGCCCTCTACGACCTCGCGACTGTCGAGCCAGGTCTGTGCATATTCCCCGAACGTAACGACGGCTGACTCAGTCGTCGCCACATAGCTGGAGTTAGGAAAAAGCTCTGCGTATTTCTCGTCCGTCAACGCCCCGTGTTTTGCCAGGCTGATTACGTGAGCACGGAGATCCGCGGCCGCTTTGATCCCCTTTGCCGTTTGTGGGAAGGCGAGGGTTTCGCACCGGCGATATTTCCAGGTGAATCGGATTCGGATTGAATCACCAGCAAATTCAACTCCTGTGGGCAGTCCCATTGGCTTTCTTGCCATGCCTCGTATCTCCTGATGCTGTAAAAAATGCGGTTGTCGATCTTGTTCCAGACGCCTTCGGGGATTCCCCCACGGGCTCGCTTGCTTTCCAGGGCGCGCTGAGTGGTGCCGATGAGCTGCGCCATGCGCTTCTCGGGCACTTTGTCGAAGGGGTACGTTTCGGGTAGTTCGTCTATTTCGGACATGTGCATATCCCGCCCGCTGCTGCAGGCTGTCTGATTGGTTTGAGGTGTGTCTGATTGCCTCCGGCGTTGCGCCGGGGCACTGTTGCGTGGTCCGCCTGGTTCGCTGTCCTGGTGCTAGCGACCGACTTATCCGGGCCGGGCGGACTCTTCAGGCCAGTTCGGATGGCACGCTGACCACGTCGCCCAGCTTGGCGGCTACGATGGCGCGACAGGCGGCGATCAGCGGAGTACTGCCATGCCATGGGGCAGTCCTATCGGTCCATGCGCACGGGTCGCAGGTTTCATCCGAATAGATGACGCTTACACGATGCGTGGCGATCAGCGGGCCGCCCTGGCTCCAGTTCGTCGATGGCGAGAACCAGTAAACGGACTTGCCTCCCGGGTTGTATCCACCTCTCGCAATGGGAACTACCCAATATCCCTCGTGCCTGTAGAAGTACGTCGACGGGTTCATTCCTTCTGCGGTTGCCACGGCCCAGTCCAGCGCTGGCCCGACCAGTTCGGCGGCCTTCACTTCGATCATTTGCGTCATGGCCTTGGCCCCGTGTAGATGTTCCATGCGAGGTAGAGCAGGGCGGGGAGGATCATGGCTGTACCTCCTTTTCGAAGTGGAAAACTACCGGTGCGCCAGTTTCGAGGCTTGCCCGACACAAGCTTCCAGGTACCAGCGGCGGTCCTCTTGGACAGAAGCTCACGAACCACCGGCTCGAGATGATCGGCGTGCCACCGGTCACCCAGTAGCACCCCGCAGTAGGCGCAGTGTCCGCCATACTTCAGGCGCACTTGCTCGCGCTCGGATTTCTTTAGGCGCATGGCTGCACCTCCAGCGCTTCCAGTTCTTGAGCCATCTTTTCAAGCCGGAATTCTGCTTGTTTGACTAAGGCGTAGTGCTCGTTCTCATCAGTAACCGGCATGCAGACGAACAGAATTCCTGCATTTTTGAGGGCGCTGGCCATTTCCATGGCTTTGCGCAACTGGACGGGGCTAGCTCTGTTCATGGCTGCACCTCCTGCTGCACGCCAAGCTCTCCAAGTACCTCGGTGGCAATGGCAAATCCTGGGCTTCCCAGCGGGCATTCCTTGATGATCCGGTTCAGGCCGTCGATCAGATCGCGAGCTGTGCCGATCATCATGTCGGCATCGGCGTCCATATCAAGGCCGAGGGCTTCGCCAATGCTGCCGATGGAGACGCAGGCATCCAATAGCATGCGCCTGCTGCGCTCGGCGTCCTTGCGCAGCGCCTCGCAGTCAGAGCGCAGGCTCTGCACCGCCCGGAAGTTCGCGCTTTCATGTAGTGCCTCGATCTCGGCGAGCAGGGCCAGAACCGCAGCTGGACTGACGGATCCAAGAAACTCAGCGTCGGGTAGGCTGAAGTATGGCTGCTTGAAACAATCGGCTTCGTACCAGCGCTGTTCGCCGATTTCTCCAGACCAGGCCTGTGCAGCCTCGGCAAGGGCCTTGAGGCGTTCTTTGTCGATATTCATGGCATAGCTCCGCCATTCCGCTGCTGCGGCTGGCTTGAAAGAGGGGAAGGGGTGATGCTTTTGCGGGAGGAGTACAAATGTACTCTTATCGGGATTTCTTGCTCTTGCTCGCGTGAAAGCGTTCGTAGGGGCCGTCAGGTAGGCCACCGATTGCATTCGCCGCTTTGATCAGAATGTCGCCCAGGCGCATCTGCGCTTTTGGCGTGAAGTGCTTGAACCTGGTCCCGGGCGGGTAGTACGCCTCATGTGCCATGCGCTGGCAGACTCTCGATGCCTCCTCAAGCCCGCAGTTGCGCCCCCAGGCGATCAGTTTTTGGCGCTCTTGGTCGTCGAACTGCAGTTCTGGATTGGCCACCGGCTCGCTCTGGTGCTGCTCGGCAGGCTGGGCGAGAAGGGCGCGCAGCTCTTCTTTAGCAATCCGATAATCCCTGTCACTTGGATGAACGGAAACTATGGTTTGCAAAAGCTCACGCGGCACGCTGATCGTTTCGTTACTCATCTTCGGCTTCTCCACATTCAAACTCGCACTGGGTGCACTTGTAGCGATAGACCTCGGCCTGAAGCGTTCCGCCGTCGCAGTTGGGGCATTTTGGGATCGCAAGCTCAGGGTCCAGATAGAGAGCATTTGTCATTCTGTTGGTCCTTGCCCTGGTGATCGATGCATGTCGACCTGCTCTTAACCTTGCGAGGCCGATGTCGCTTATGTACCCAGCGGGTTTAGGGGTCGCAATTGACTCGCCGGTAACCCGAGCCTTGATTGCTGCCCAGGCCGGCTCGTACTCCGGCCAGTCGCTTTCGATTACCAGGTATTCGCGATCAGGAACGTTCCAGCCGAAAAGGATGGCGGCGATGTGTTCCAGGTTGGACTTGACGACATCCCGGTCAAGCGGCGACAGCTTGTCGAGGTCGCTTCGCTTGATCACGAAGTAGCGGTCTTCACGCTTGAAATCATTGCTCATGGCTTCCACCCGTGCTTGCTGCATGGCTCTACGCCGGTATCGCCACAGTCTGGGCAGTCCAGGGCGGCGCGGGCTTGCCAGCCCATCCAGTAACGCTGCAAGTTTTCGTTTCGGAAGTCACCGCTGTTGTACTTATCGAAAGGCCAGAGGCCTGGAACAACGTCACCAGCCCAAGTCTCGAACTCCGCCCGCTCGTCGCGCTCAAGTGGTGGTGGTGGTGACTCGCGATCAACACGGCAACCATCCTCGCAGCCGGCACACGCGCCGCAAGACTTTGGCTCTGCGCTTGCGGATAGGGCTGCTGTTATACGCCTGCCAACCGGGCTGTCACGGCTTACCAATTCTTCGTGCGCATCACGCAGCAGCGCATCCCGCTCGGCCAGCTTGGCTTGCAGCCTCTGCGCCTCGTCGAACCAATCCCTACGAGAAAGCTCGCGCTCGTCGTTCTCTGTTGCCGCGTCGTCCAGGGCCTGGTCCCGGGTGTTCAGGTCTTCCTGGAGCTGGGCTACCAGGCGTTCGTTGTTAGGCATGGTGTTCCTCCCGTGCGCGCAACTCGGCCATGGCGACCTGTCGCGCTCTGCTGCATTTATCGTGGTTGCCGTGGGCCCGTGACTTGTTGCACTGGTCGCAGATCGTGACCAGGTCCAGCGCTTTCATCGGGGCCCCGCGGATCCTGGTCTTGCGGCGTAGGGCGGTCACGACACCACCTTCAGTGCCGATTTACCCAGCATACGAAGCGCCCGGCGCGCCTGGCCCAATTCCTGACGCACTTCGCGACGGTCCTGGATAACCCGCCAGGCCGCATAACAGTGGTCGCAGCGGGTCTCGTCGCACCAAGGATCTGTAAGGTAATTTTCCTGGTCGTCCAGATTCATGCGCACCATGCCGTGGCTACCCTCTATCAGTTCGTTGAAGGCTCCCCACAGGTGCGTTTTCACTCTGCCCGTCTTTTCGTCGTAGACCTCTTTGGCCTCTTGCGCGCTGATGCTCCAGTCGCTGGCTTTCTTCATCACCGGACACTCTGCCAGGTGGGCGCCGATCTGCTTTTTCATTTGGCCAACCTGTTGCAGCAGGCGTTCATGGTTGGCCAGGGCGGTGATGACGCGAATTTCAAGCGCCCGCTGTGCTGTTGGATTCATGGTGTACCTCGGGAGGCTATTGGTTTTCTTGCTGGGCAACGCTCAGCGCCACCGCCACGGGCTGCACCCAAACGGGCATGTTGCTGAGCATGAACGTCTCTCCGGCCTCGGCCAGGAGTAGGGTGGTGCCCATGACTTGGGCGATTGCCTCGGCCGCGGCCGGGGGGACAGCGTTGCCGATCCGTTCCCGCCAGGCTTGGTCGCTCAGACCGTCCAGCTCAAGCCATTCCTCCGGCTCGACCAGGCTCTGCAAGGCGGCCAGCTCCAGGGTGGTGAAGGGGCGGTGCCAGGTTCCGTCGATGCTCTCGATCACGCAGGTGAGCTTTTCGCTGGGCTCTGGCATGCGTGGATCCGCGACGGACCAGCGGCCATTGTCCTGGCGGGCACTGGCCGAAACAGCTCCGGCCTGACCGTTCCAGTCGACAACCCCGTAATGGCCACCGGTGAGGTAGGCGTCTCCCTTCTCGCGCTTCATGCCTGGCGTTGGGTCTTGAACAGCAAATGCCCCCTGGCCGGTGGTGCTTCCGGCAATCACAGTGCCGGCAGCTTGGTCCCATGGCGTCACCAGGTACTTGCCGAAGCCCTCACCCGGGCGCCGAGGATCTGCGATGCATTGACCGCCTGCACTGGGTGACTGGCCGCCAGTGACTGTGCCGGCGGGACCATCCATCTTGCAGACGCGGTACACGTTGTTGTGTCGAACACCTGCAGGTCTTGGGTCGGCAACGCTGAACGTCCCTTGCCCGGGCGACTTGACGCCGATCACCGCGCCGCTGGTTTCATCCCAGCGCCGCACTCCGTACTGCTGGTATTGCAGGGCGCCGTCCCTGGCCCGTGGATCTGCTATGGAGAATGCGCCATTGGTCGGACTGCTCCGGCCGGCGACAACACCCATTGAGTCGTCCCACTTGTTCACGCCGAGATAGCCGCCGTAAGCCTCGGGCACAATCACGAAATCGCGCAGATACCCGTCCTCGATGGCCAGGTCATTCAGGCTGCGCCAGTCCTTGCCGGCCTGGACCAGTGCCAGTCGCACCCAGGTTTTCCAGTGCAGTGACGGCACGCGGTGCATAGGGCCCGCGGCCTCGATATCTCCGGCCATCGGCATGCGGCCGAGAATCGACCCCACCGACTTGAGCGTCTTCTTCTCCGGCTCGTACAGGAAGGGCGGTACCTTTTCGGCATGGCGGGCAACTAAGAGGAAGCGCTTCCGGCTCTGGGCCAGGCCGCCAATGACTCCGCAGTCGTGCGTGGTTTCAGCGGATGCGTAGCCGTAGTGGCTCAGCAGCTTGTTGATCTGGTCCAGCAGGTGACGGCCGCGGGTAGCGAGCCGAGGCACGTTTTCGAAGACGATCAGCGGCACCGGATCATCTGGCCAGGCCTCGCCCATGAGCCAGATGCAGCGCAGTGTCAGCTCGTTCAGGGCCTGGTATTTCGGGGTGAGGCTCATTTTCTCGGACAGCAGGCCCGAGGCGCCTTTGCATGGGCTGGAAATGAAGATCGCGTCGGGGCGCTGGTTGCCAGCGGCGCGCCGAATGTCCTCGGCCGTGGCCTCGCGCCACCCTGGTGGTGGCTCTTTCCCGTGGAAGCGAACGTATTGATCACGGGTGAACAGATCCAGCTGGGTGCCCGGGACGCCAGCGAGGCGTTCGAAGTCGCGTAGGCCCACAGGGTCAACGTCGACGCCCCCGATGCACTGCCAGGTGCCCAGCATGTTGCCGACTACGGACCTGGCCCGGTTGAAACCCTTGGCGCCGCCGCCGAGGCCGCAGCAGAAGTGGAAGTGTTTAAAAACTCGCTTGAGCATCATGCGGCGGTTCCTTGATGTGCAGTTGCGCCGGCGAGTTCCGGCGCAGAATAGGGCAGGGTCAGGCGACTTGCGCGGGCGGGTTCAACACGAAGTAGACGCGGGCGCAGGCTTCAGCATCCGCGCGGGCGCGGTGACCACCGACCAGTTCCTCACCGGTGAAGTGCACCAAGGCCTCAGCTACCGTTGGCTGTTTGAACTGACCGCCCCGGCCGGCGGCGATCATTTTTTCAGTGGGCGGGCACTTCACCAGGGCGGTGCTGTTCTGGCAGGTGCAGTACTTCGGCCCAGTCTTGAACTCGTCGGCCGCCGCATCGCCGAAGTAGCGTTTCAGACCAATACGCAGAATTCGATCGTCGAACGAGACGTTGTGTGCTACCCGGAGACCAGCCCGCCGCCAGATATCCATGAACCCTTCCAGGGCCAGGCCTTCGTCGATGCCGTGTTCCAGGGCCATGGCATCGTCGATGCCGTGGATAACCGATACGTCGTTTGGGATTGTCCAGCCGTCTGGCCGCACCATCGCTTCGAACGAGTCCACCAGCACGCCGCCGGGCGTGTAGAGCAGGGCGCAAATATCCACGATGTGGGGTTGATCGGGGTGTTCGCTGGGCTCCTTGAACTTGGGGAGGCCGGTGGTTTCGGTGTCGAAGACGCAGATCAGGTCGGACATAGGTTTCTCCAGGCGAAAAGAAGGCGCCCGTAGGCGCCGTATGGTGTGCGTGTGAGGTAGTCAGCTGGCTTGCTGCAATTGCTGGTTACCGCCGGCGATGCCGTTCTCGATCCAGACTGCATTGATTTCTGGCGGCAGCTTGGCGGGCTTCTCTTTCAAGGTGCCGCAGACAATGGCGCTGTCCAGGGTTCCGGCCTTGTTGGCCGCCATCAGCAGGCGGAACAGCTGGCCGCGAGCCGGCAGGGGTGGCGGGTCCAGCACGTCGAAGCGATCGAGGACCAGGAACCGCAGGCCTGAATGCTCTGCGATGGCCAGGGCCAGCAGGGTATCGACGCGCCAGCGTTCCGACTCCGACAGCAGTGCGTAGGAGCGGCCGCCGGCGGTGATGGTCATGTCGGCGGTGATCTTTACCTGGGCCCAGCCAGCGATGTTTGACCCGGCGGCCAAGCTGCTATTGAAAGGCTGCAGGGCTCCGGCAAGGATCTCGCTGGGAATGCCATCAGGGGCCAGCAGGTCGGCAATAAGCGTCCAAGCCTTCACGTCTGCATGATGGCCCGCGGCATCTGCTGCCCGCTGTTCGGCGTTGGCGACCAGGTCCAGGCGTTCGCGCATCGCCTCGGCCTTGGCCTTGGCGGTATCACGAAAGCGGTGCTGCACCTGGATCGCGTCCTCTACGCGCTTGATCATTGCCTCTGTCACCGGTTCGCCGGCGGATTTCTCCAGGGCTGCCAGGTCGCGCCCGGCCTGTTCGGCCTCCGTGACGGCCTTCTGGTCGTTGACCTGGGTGCGGGCCAGCAGGCTATAAGCCTCGTTCGCTTTCTTGAGGTCGGCCTGGGCGGTGGCCAGCTTTGCTGCATCGGCGGTCTTGCCTTTGAATATCTCAACAAGGCGTCCGACAACCTTCAGCTTGACGTGGCAGCTTGGGCATTCGCAGGGGCTTTCGCCGTTGTAGGCCTGGACCTGCACCTCGGCTTCGCTGACCTTTGCTTTCCAGCCTTCCAGGTCCTTGTTGGTAGCCTCCAGCTTGGCCCTCCGGCGATCCAGCTGACCGAAGACTTCCTGCAGCTGTGCCTTCCGGGTGTCGTGTGACGAAGCGGCATCGCGTTTTTCGTACAGGCCGCCCAGGTGCTGATCACCTTTGCCAATCTCCGCCAATGCCTTGGCGTGTTCGGCCTCGGCCTGGGCGAGGTCGTCCCGCGTGACTTCCGGCACTCCATCAGGCATCGGGTCGATCGTCACAAGCCAGCCCTCGGCCTTCTCGCTGCCGTAGTTTTCGCCGGTGGTCGCTTTCCAGGCCCCGCGGCTTTCACTCGCGTAGGCCTTGGCCTGGTCCTGGGCGGGCGAGAAGCCGCTCAACAGCAGCGGCTTGATCAGCTCAACTTTGGTTGCATCGGTACCCTTGGCCAGCAGCTTTTCGACCACGGCCTGGGGCTTGCTGCTCGACTTCGTCAGCGCGAACAGCATTTTCCGGCGACCCTTGTCGTCCAGGGCGGCGAAGGTGGCAGGGCGCAGCACATATGGCAGGTACTCGTCGCCTGTGGCTGTGGTGTGGTCGCCCTTGCCGGCCGGCAGGGTGTAGCTGCTGGCCACGTCGTCGTGGCTGACAATGATCTGGGCCTTGGCTTGGCCGTCGGTGATCAACTGCTTGTAGTCCTTCTTCAGCGCTACCCGCGCCTGGCCACCCAGCGCAAGGTTGATCGCTTCCTGCAAGCTGGACTTGCCGGCGCCGTTCGGGCCGGCCACCAGGGTGATGGGGGCTTGCAGTTCCAGGTTAGCGAGACGCAGGCCCTGGAAGTTCTCGACGAAAAGGTGGTTCAGGCGCATGGCGGTTACTCCAGGGTGAGGTCTTCGAGCTTGGCGAGGACCTTGTAGGTGTTGTCGATCGATACGTCGCCCTCGGATTCCAGGGCGATCACTTCGTTGTCGACCAGGCGCAGGAGCAGTGTGGTGGCCTGGTCGCTGTCTATTGCGAGCCGGCGCTGCAGCCAGGCGACGTCGACCGTTGTTGCATGCAGGACCACCAGTTGCGCGGCGTCCTCGTATGTGAATTCGCCGAACTCCTTGCCGAACTGCTGCTCATGCTCGGCCATGGCTTCGCGGTGCTGCTCTGGGTCATGCTCCAGGTCAACCTGTTCAAGGTCCGTGGTACCTGCAGGTGCCGGAGGGTTCTGCAACAACACCTCGCGGTTGCCATTGCTGTTCACCGCCGAGACGATGCCCTGGTTCTCCATCCAGTCGAGCATGCGGGCAGCGCGGTTGTAGCCGACTTTCAGGTGGCGCTGGACGGCCGAAATGCTCGGGCGCCGGCTATCCAGCACGAACGCCACGGCCTCGCTGTACAGCGGATCCTGGTCGCCGACGAATTCAGGTTCGCTGTGACCTGCGTCGAACAGGCCCCGGGTCAACTCGCTGGTGTGCAGCGGCAGATCGGCCTGGTCCCGGTCGGGCTGGATGAAGTCCAGCCCGTCAGCGTAATCGTCGGGCGCCATCACCAGCAGGCATAAGCGGCCTGCGCTGTCGATCAGGTCGTGCCGATTCGGGTCCTTGGCATCGACAATCGATGTGAGCGTCAGCTGTTTGGAGTTGAACTTGACCTCTTTCATGGTGACTTCAATGGTCGAGACGTTGCGCGAGCTGATGATGGAGATCGCGTTATGCGCTGCCTTCTCCGCCGCTTCGGTCATGCGGTCGATGACTTCCTGCTGCTGGCCTTCGTTCAACTTGCCGTATGGCGAGTGCAGGTTCTTCAGCTCAAACAGGCCGGCATTTACAAGGTCATGCACCAGCAGTTCGTGTGCGATTGCCGATGGCGGCATGTCGTGCAACTTGGCGCGATCAATGATTGCCTTGTGTTCCATGTTCATCGTGGGATTCCTCAGGATTTAGCGATGCGCTCGAGCGTGGACTGTTGCGCCGGGCTTAGGTGTGTGTGGGCGCCGTAGCGCGCGAAGTTGGCCCGCATGTCTTGGGTGAATTCCAATTCCCACGCGCCGCTGGCGTGGAGCTCAGCGGCGGCAAGCAGGGTTGTGAATTCCTCAATGCGGTCGTAGATCTCGACGACGGATTGAGCGGTCATGGCGAATTACTCGAATGCCAGATCGTCGGGCAGATCTGCGTCAGCTGTTGCGGGTTCAGCCTGGTCCGTTGCGGTTTCGGCTGGTTTCGTATCGGCTTCAAGGGGGGCTGTCTCGGGTTCGTCGCCCAGGGCTTCGTCTTGGTCGAGGATCGCCGGCGGCTCAGGCTCCTTGTTGCGTAGGTCGTTGAGGTCAACCGCATAATTACCAGCTCCATCCGGAGTGGCGTCGATGAAGTCGTGGACCTCTTCCTGGGTTTGCAGGCCCATCAGCAGCTCAGGCGCGTACAATCGGCCGAACAGGCTCGCCGCCCGGTAACGAAGCATGATTTCTGGCATCGTCTGCCACTTGCTGCCGTTCTTGGTGAGCCAGCCTTCGTCGATGGCCATCTGCATGGATACGGTGGGCCCGTCCAGGCGGTCGCCGGTTTCTTTCTCGATCACCCAGGCACGGCAGGTGCGGTGCTGGATGGTGACCTCGCGGGGCTCTTCGGTCTTTTTGTCGTTCTTCCAGACCACGGCCTTGTACTTCACGACCTCATCTTTTCCCGGCTCGCTCAGTTCGAAGCGCAGCGGGCTGAATCGGCCGCAACTATTGATCGCAGCGATGATGAATTGGCTGGACCAGCTCGGCCGGCCTTCGATCACGTACAGGTTTTGCATGACCATCAGCGGGTCGGCCCCCATACGCATGGCCATGTTCAGCGCCACAACGCAGTTTGGCAGGCCAGCAGGGTTGGGGTTGTGTCCGGTCACCTTGCCGTAGGATTTCACTTCAGTGAATGCGCGGTACTGCGCAGGCACCAACGTGGAGGCACAAAGCGCCTTGGCAACACGCTGGAGCTGGTCGAAGCCCGAGCCGGTCAACAGCGACATGGGAGTTTCAGGTTTCGGAGCGGCTACAGCGCTGGTCTGCATCTGCGCCAGGGTGGTGGGCTGAGTCATGGCTTTACCTTCCGTGCTTCGTTGTAGTCGGCTTCAGTTGCCACCTGGACCAGGCGGCGGTCTTCAATCTTCTTTTTCGGGTCTTCGTGCAGCTTGACCTGGGACTGGTAGAACAGCTCGCGGTCCCACACACGGTGGTGGTTGATGACCGTGCGGTGTTTTCCGGTCGGATCAATGAGGCGGACATAGAAGTCTTGGGCTTTCATGGACGGTTACTCGTGGTATGGGCAGGTGGACCAGCGCGGGCAGTACCGCGCCGAGCAGGTGAAGCTCTGGGGGTTTGGGGGGAAAAGGCCGGTGCGGAGCATCTCGGCGCCGATCTGGATCAGCCCGGGGAACTCCTCGGTGCCGACCATCATTTGCTTTGCGCCTACGATCTCGCCGATACCGGTTTCCGGCTTGCCCTTCGTCTTGAGCCCGATGATGTGGGCCGGGGCGGTGATGGGCTCGCCAGTGGTGTGCTCGTAGAGAATTTCGTAGGTGCCGATCTGCGGGGCATGGCCCTTGGTCTTCGCTACTCCCTGGCTCACTGCGGCGCCGCCGGTCTTCACGTCGGCGATGCCCACACCGTCACCCGTCTTGCAGATCCGCGCCCGGTCGAGCTGGCCCGTGAGCTGGATGATCACGCCACCGCCGCAGTCGATCTCAAGCGGCTTGGTGGTCAGCTCCACGGCCTGGAATTCATAGCGGGGGCTGATCTCGTTGCAATAGCGCGTGTGCAGCTGCAGGCCCGTGGCTTCGGCCTGTGCCAGGGTGATATCGGAGCCGCGCCAGTCGACGTCGTGGTCAGGATTGCGCAGGGTGTACAGCAGCAGTTCCGCGGTATCGAAGGCCGACAGGTCGCTGCCGTTGATCCGCGCCGCGTCGAATGCGGCGGTGCTGGCGTGAATGGCGGTACCCAGCTGGGCACGGGGGCTGCTGGGGGACCGGTGCCCGAGGATATGCGTGTACTCCCAGGCATAGCCGCAGTTGAACAGCGAGCCCCAGGATGATGCGCGGACTTTGATAGGGCTGTTCACAGGTCACCCCTTGCCGCGGCGAGGGCGGCCCGGGCCTGGTTCAGCTCTGGCTGGATAACGCGCAAGCCGGCCAGGTCTAGTTCCATGACCCTCACGCAATCCTCAAGGGCTCTACGCAATTCGGGAGCTGCGGTGAGTAGATGGGCGTTTGCTTGGCATTCTGGGGATGGTCGACTCTCGTCGTGGTCATCCTCCATTTGCCAGATCACTTCCGCCAGCGCGCCATGGGTTGGGGCATCGATCGACACGACGACGGCGCCAGATTCTGCCTGATAGGGCTCGCTGGACGACCATGGCCCCGGGGTGTGCTTGTTCATGCTTTCGCCCTCGCCTTGGAAAAGGCCTTGCCCATGCTGGTGCTGGCCGTCAGGTCCTCGACGCAGTGCCTCATGGCCAGCGCGCATTCGTCTTGGTCGAACCACCCGAAATGGCATTGGCCGACAGGAATGCCCATTTTCCCGGCCAGCCACTCATAGGCGAGCGACCGAGTGAACCCGCGCCGCTCCTTGACCTTGTGGAACATGTCTTTGCTCAGGTTCCGGTCCTTGCGCAGCTGCGCGGTGGCCAGGGTGCCCAAGGGGATATCGGTAGAGGGGTGCAGGCCCACGTAGGCGCCGCAGTCTTCGCAGCGGTAGGCATACGGCCACTCGCCGAATTCCCTGCCGTAGATCCTGCTGTTGTTGATCAGCTCGACGTGGCCGGCGCAGTAGCGGCAGCTGGTGGGTACCGGAAGCGGGTTCTTGACGCGCTTCAGGGCGCGCCGGCTGATATGCGGCAGCGGGGCAGGCGCAACAAGGCGCCCGGGGCTGCTGGCCCGAAGATCGATGTTCATGGGGAAGGTCCTATTGCGTGATCAGGCCGCCGATTGCCGGGGCCAGCAGGGTGATGGCTATGAAAAGCAGGCCGGTAATGGCCGAAGCCCAGCGGATGGCCTGGCGGCGGGTCATGACGCGGCCCCCGATAGCTGGGCTCTGGCTCTGGCCACAACCCGTTCAAGATTCGCCAGCTCGCTTTTCAGCTTGAGTTCGCGTGCGGCTGCCCAGGCCAGCAGGTCGGCAATTGCGTCCGCCTCGGTGGCCCAAAGCTCGATTGCGCGGTACATCCCGCGCCGGCTGGTGATGAACCAGGTCCAGCCGTGTGAACGCTCGGCCATCACGATTTTTACCGCCACCACCTTGCGGGAAGGAGTTAGGCGATACGCAACAAAGGGCGCTGCGGTGGTTTCAGCGATCATTGCACCGCCCTCGCTCGAATCATGCCGCGTGCCGTGGGGTCGAGCCGGATTCGCACCGGCAGATCGGCGACCAAAGAAAAGCCCTGCGACTGCAGGGCCCGGATAATCGCTTTGCGATTGGCGGCGATGATCGCCACGCAGTTACCATTCATCGATTGGGCCTCCAAACTCGCCAGCTCGGCGCCGCACGTGCAGGCGGCGCATTTGTTCGGTGAAATCGGCGTCTTCCTCAGCGCTGATAACCCCCAGCGCGCGGAAGATCAGGACGGCCGTTGTGGCCGAGGCATTAACCGCAATATCGGAGCATTGCGGGTCCTGCATCCGCTCCAGGTAGCCTTCGAGCATGCCCTGGGCGATATCGTGGTGGGCGATCATTGGCAGACCCTCGCCAGTAGCCCCATGGACTTCATCACCATGGCGCGGGCTTCCGACTCAAGAGGTTGCCGGAACGCCTTCTCGGCGATCCTCTGGGCCCGGTCGAACTCCCCGGCCAGAACCGCCAGCACCAGCTGGACGTCCATGCATTCGTGGTCGCAGGCCCGGGCGATCGTCTCGCTCGCATTCAGCGCGAAGCCTGGGACGTGGCCGCGGCCGGCGCCTACTCGCTGATCGAAAAAGGGCACAACCGTCGATTCCAGCACCATCACCCGGGCAACCTCGGCGTCCACCAGTTCATCGGTGTAATCCTCTGGTGGCAGCCGGTGGTCGTGCCGCTCCTGGCAGATCTGCATTGCTGTTTGCATGTCGATGTCCTCGGGTGACGTTTTCCAAGTGCAGCCGGATGCACTCAGGCCTCCCGCTTTATGCCGGTGGGCGCGGGGGTGAGTGCATTCGGATGGATTCGGAAAGGGCGGAGGTGCCCGCCGAAGCGGGCTCGATTGGTTAGGTAGGAACTCGGATAGGGTCTTGGTCAACGATCGTGATTGAGCCGCTTTGAGTGATCGCTACCCGACCGGAGAGGTTGGGCAGGCTTGGCCAGCCCGGGTGTGGTTTGAACTCCCGAACTGCGGCCACTCGACCTGACATGCCCACATAGATCATGTCGCCGACGTTGATCTGGCTTCCGCGTTTGTAGGTGCTTGGCATCTTCTTGCTCCGGTTGTTTTCCCAATGCACCCGGTCGCCCAGGTGCATCAGTGAAAACTCCTTGCTGGCCGGTGATCAGCTACTGGCTACGTTCTCGCCGGCCTACTTCGTGACAATCAGCACACCGCGCCGCCGGTAGCCGGACGGTGCAGCTCGCTGATCGCGGTCCCACCAGGATCCGAGGACGATACGGCTGCGCTTAGGGAGGCTCCTGCCTATGAGCGTGCTAACGACCTTTCCCACCTGGTGGTGTGTTGCGCTGGTTGTGTAAAGAGCGGTGGCTTTCGCCTCCTGGGTGACGTTTGGTGCGTCGATCAGGTGAGATAAAATTACCGTACGGTAATAATTCAAGTCAATACCGTTTGGTAATAAATTTGGGCGAGCACAAGAAAGCCCGCACGGGCGGGCTCTTAGGTGGGTTCAGTCTTGCTTGGTAGAGGGGGCTGGGCTAGTTCCGCCGCAGCGTTGGAGATGATCCAAACTCGGTCTCGAATTTTTGCACCATCATTTTACAGGTGCCCCGGATAAATCTGCGAGACTCCAGGCTCTGGAGCTGATCTTCTACCTCCTTCCAGCAAAGATCGATAGCGGCGCGGGCTTGGGATTCTGCATTAGGAGGGGCCGACATAGCTCCAATAACCAACATGCCGCCCACCACGAGAAGCGGTACCAGAAGTATCCAGGGCAATAGCGATTTTCGGGGCTTGGTTGGCACGGCCCCGTCTTGGGTACCGGTCAACAGGCTGACGTTGCAATGCTTGCAGCGTATTGCTTCGGCCTTGATGGTCTCGGCACAAAAGGGGCAATTTCTAACTGAGGCGGCCAAAGTTCGATCTCCGTATCATTTTTTCACCCGGAAGGTTCATCGCGGTGCCGGTATGTGGTTAGAAGCTACGCCCAGTCCACCAATAGATGATCTGTGCCAGGATTTGCAGATCGTCCTCTCGCTCGGCGGGGACAATAATTTCCCGGTACTGGGTATTGTCGGAAATGATCGTGAGCCCATCTAGATTGCGTTGTATGCGCTTGACGTGAAGTCTTCCGCCCATTTCGAAGTAGTAAATGGCATCCGACTCGACGGTTTTCACGCCAACATCAACCAGCAGGGCATCTCCGTTTCGGATTGTCGGCGCCATGCTGTCGCCACGACCACTGATAAGTTTCAGATTGGAAGTCGCGGAGTAGACGAGGTTTTGTCTCACCCAATTGGCATCCAGGCCCATGTGCTCAACCACCATGCTGACTTCGGGGACCTCCATCCCTGGCCCCATTGATCCTGCAATGTCGAATCGTTCGACCTGCACAATGTTCCGATAACTGGTGATCTTTTTTGCCAGCGGTTCTGGCAAGCCCTCCACGTCGATGGTCTCACTTTTGCCCATGCCTGGGACATCAAGGGCATAACGGCTAAGCCCAAAAATCGATTCGATCTCCCGCGCGAAGTCCTCCCCGATTGACTTTGAGCTGGCTTTGGCTGGATCAGCCAAGCAGCGAGACACGAAGTTCTGCGGTTTTCCGAGTTTTTCGGCGAGACGAGACTGTGCGCCTCGGGCTCCAACGCCGTACTCGTCATCCATTAATTTCTGCAGGTTCAGCCTGCGCACCAGACGTAGTTCCATGCGTCGATTCTCTACATCCATTACTTTTTGGTAAATGACCATCCGGTATTGATAAATCAATTACCGAACGGTAATAATTGGCGCATCAAGAAGGAGGACTGCGATGCGCACCAAACACACCAGGCTATTGGAGTGGCTTAAAGCCGCCTCGGATGAGGCTGTGGCCGCCACAGGCACCACGCGCGGCTACCTACGCCAGATTGCCTACGGCAATAAGGTTTCGTCGGCAGAGATCGCCACATCTATCGAATTCGCCACTGGCGGCGCCGTTACTCGCCAGGACCTGAGGCCAGATGACTGGTCCAGGATCTGGCCAGAGCTCTCGGTGGCCTGACATGAGCACGGACAAATTAAGCCCCGAGCAGGATGCAAGGGCACGCAAGAACTACTCCGTTCTGATGCAGCGGCTTGCATCCGTTGGAAATGCCCCTGTGGCACATGCGGTCGGTTGCGATGAGGCGACTATCAGCCGGATGAAGCCCGAGAAGTTCGAGCAATTTACCCAGATCCTGGCCGTTCTCGACCTCAAGGTCGTGCCCACCGATGCCCGTTGCTTCCGGGAGCGCGATATAGCGGCCTACCTGCACATGGCCAAGCTGCACATGGAGCAGATCGAAGGCGTGCACCAACTGGAGTGGGACTGATCATGGCCGCCTTGCCGTACATGCAGCTCTACGTGGCCGACTACCTGGCAGACACCATGCACCTCACAACCGAGGAGCACGGGGCTTACTTGCTGCTGATCTTCAACTACTGGCAGACGGGACGACCGATCCCGAAAGCCCGCCTGGCCCGTATTGCGCGGCTTTCCAACGAGCGTTGGACGGACGTTGAACAGTCGTTGAACGAGTTTTTCAACGACAACGGGGAAGCGTGGGTGCATGAGCGCATTGAGCGTGACCTTGAGGCTGTCCACGCTACCCAGAACCAGCGCAGTGCTGCCGGAAAGGCCTCGGCAGAGGCCAGAAAGAACAAAAACGCAGCGAAACAGCAACGGAAAAGTAACGACCGTTCAACGCCCGTTGAAAAACCGTTGAACGAGAACTCAACGAATAAAGATACAGATACAGATACAGATAAAGAAACACCACCACCACCGCGCGAGGACTTTCCGGATTCGCGTTGCAAGTTCGCCATGCACGAACACTGGGAGCCCGACGGGAAGTCATTCGCCGCGGTGCTGACCTTCAACGGCCTGTCGGGCCAGATCTTCGATCAAGACCAATTCCTCGAATTCAAATCCTTCTGGATCGCTTCCCCAGACGATCACCGCACACAGGCCAAGTGGGAGCACGCGCTCGCCCAGCACCTGAAGCGCGGTATGCGCAGCGACCAGGCAAGCGGGAGAAACGGAAATGCTACCCAGCAACCCCCATCGCGAAATGCCCAAGACCATCAAGGCGGTGGTGCCCAAGGTCGCAACCGAGAGCCTGCTCGAACGGGCTCCCTCTCTGCTCCAGACCGTGTCCGCGCCGCAATCGCAGACCGAGAGAATGCCGCAGGCGCTGATGGACAAGCTCTGGATCAAGATGGCTGAGTTCTACGGGCACCGGTGGACGTCAAGCTTCGGCGTGATCGCAGATCCGGAACACACCTGGTCCAAGGTCCTGCGGGGTATCACCGGCGCGCAGCTCGCCAACGGCTTGAACACCCTCGCGGAGAAAGGGGCGGAGTTCGACTGGCCACCGCCTGCGAACGTCTTCCGTGAACTGTGCCTGGCGGTCAAGGGTATGCCCGGTTTTGCAGACGCTTGGGTCGAGGCATTGCAGGGTACCTACAGCCACGAAGCTGTGCGCGTGGCAGCTGAAGCCACCAGCACGTTTGACCTCGCGACAGGGGAGGTGGGGGACAAGGGCCTTCGCCAACGCTTCGAGCGCAACTACGCCATCGTCATGCGCCGGGCCCAGCTTGGGCAGCAACTCGACGGAAAGATCGCCCAGGGTATCAGCCACGACAGCATGCGCCCGCGCCAGCAGATCCAACTCGAGCACTCACACCAAGAGGCGGCTCGAATCGTCGACACCCTGGAAATCCCAAAGGACCCCAAGGCCTGCCGCGCCATGCTGCTGGCCAAGCTCGGCATTCGGAGAAACGACCATGCCTGATCACAAGCCAGTCTCGTTCGTCGTGCCCGGGGAAGCGGTGGGGAAGGGTAGGCCCAGGGTCACCACCATCAACGGTCATGCCCGCATGTTCACGCCGAAGAAGACCGCGAACTACGAAACCCTGATCTCCATGGCAGCCCAGCAGGCCATGCAAGATCGGGAGCTGATCACCGGCCCCGTGCTGGTGGAGCTGAAAATCGCCGTGGGCATCGCTCAGTCCTGGTCGAAGAAGAAAACCGCTGCAGCACTCGCCGGCCAGGTCATGCCAACCAAGAAGCCGGACGCCGACAACGTGCTCAAGGCCATCTGCGACGGCATCAACGGCATCGTCTTCCGCGATGACGTCCAGGTGGTCAACGTGTCGATGAGCAAGCGCTTCGCCGATGTTCCATGCGTCCTGGTCCGTGTCGTGCCGCTTGAGGGCCTGCCGTCGTGAAATACGCAAAACTACGCAGTAAGGGGGATTTATGAGATTGATTGGCGCGCGACAAGCCTGGCGGGAGGCGCTGCATGAGGGGCGCGACTCCGTTCTCGGCGTAGCGGCAGACCGGGCAGCGCTCGGCAAGCGGGGGCGAGTGGTCGGAGAGACCATGGAATCGATGCTCGACAGCAACGGGCGGTGTGCGCACATCCTGGCCGCAGGCCTGGTCCAGGCTGCAATCGACTCGCTGCCCAAGCCGCTACAGCACCTGGGGCACGCTCTGTACTCCCCTGTTTCGACAGGCCAGGACCTGAACATTGCTCATGGTCTGGTCTGGTTCACCACCGTGTTGCCCGAGTGTAACGCCCGGCGCCGAGAACTGGCCTACTGGATGGCCTTGGCCGCGGTGAAGAGCCACCAAGGGGTGGTGTATGGGCGGGACGGCTGGGGTCCGGCACGGGTCTGCGAGTTCGTCCAGGACTGGTACGGTGCGAGAATGAGCCCTAGCCACTGGGCCCGGGATTGGGCGGCGATCTGGGAAGCGATCTGCAAGGCCGTAGACAATCTCGACAAGAAGGCGCTCAAGCCCGTGGCAGCTGTTGTGGCCCGCATGAATGGACGCCATCGGCCGGGCTGGTGCCGGTGGGAAGACTTCGACCGCGAGGCTGTCGCCGATGCCCGCGCAGCCGCCTACGATCGACGTCGGCCCGGTCTGGTCACGGCGCTGCAGGCCCGCCTGAGCGGTCTGGAGGAGGCGGCGCTACGGCAATGGTTCTTCCGCATGCAGGCGTATGCTGCGGCCTACCGCGAGGAGTGGGGCACGGATGTTCTCGAAAACCCAGGTAGGCACCAGCGCTACCAGGACCGCGTCACAGAGTACTGGAACCAGCGACAGCGGGTCGGTGACGTGGTCAAGCGGGTGGCGTAAGATCCCAGAACTGGAACAGGAGGTGCACAGTGAGTGACCAGAACGATGTGATCGGGGATATCCTGGACGAAATGCAGCGCATCACCGATGCCGGCACCCAAGTGAGCGAGGTTGTTATCCATGACGCAGGCCTTTGGACAAGGCTTCCAGGGCTGGCTGGGCCACAGCTGGAGAGCGTTGTCGGCGGCATGAAGCTGTTCGGAGTGCGTGTTGTCCTTGGTGGCAAGAACGACTCGGCGAAATTCACAGTAAAACCAGCCCCTTGACCGTTTGGCGAGTGTTTTGGTAACTTTTCACCAAGTTGCAAAGTTACGCCCGTCTCCCAGAAACCCGCCAAGTGCGGGTTTTTTTGTGCCTGAAATTTGCCTGTAGCCAGGACAGCCTTCGGGAAGGCCTGGACGTCGATAGCCGGATAGTGCGACGTACGGAACAACACCGGCAGCCCGCGCACCTGTGACCTCACAGCTTTCTGGGTGGCGCGAGACACAACCATGAGACCGGTGCAGTTGGGTGCCGGCGTGGTGGTGGACTTAGGCGGACGGCGGGAAAGACCGCGAACCTATCCATGGCCTCAGCACCTGCTGGGGCTTTTTCGTTTCTGGAGCACAGAAATGCAGAGCCATGATTATGTGCCGGGCGTCTCCGGCTGGAAGATCGACCCAACGACCGGCGCCTTCGAGCTCTGCTCGAATCAATTGACCGTCTCAGGTTTCGACCCAAGAGCTACCTACTGTCAGAAGCCGCAAGCCGAAGCAGATGAGGTGTTCGTCGTTGTGGACGGCAAGATGTATATCAATCGTGCCGCCATCGATCACTCCCTGGTTACCAATATTCGCATTACGGAATCGGCTACCTCGGGCGTCGAGCAGATTCGCGATGTGCTTCGGGCAGAGCTCAAGCCTGGCGGAATGCTGCATATCGCCACCCGCAACCGCTGAAAATGGAGCAAGACCAATGGCCGAACCAAGCGCCGGGGTGATGGCGGGCACGGCCGTTGTGGGTATGACCACCGCGAGCCTGATCCCGGGTGTAGATGTGAATGCAGTGGTCGGCGCATTTGCCGGCGCTATGTTCTTCGTGGTTTTCGCAAAGGATCTTTCGGCGTTATCGAGGCTGGGTTACTTCATAGCCTCTTGGGTTGCCGGGTACTACGTGGCCAGCGAGGTGGTGGGGCGCAACCTGGCTGCAACTTCGGGCCTGGTCGCGTTCTTCGGCGCGTTGTTCTGCGTTGCCATCTGCATCAGCCTGCTGGAGTGGGTGCAGGGTGGGAAAACGCCTGGTTGGCTGCGCTTTATCGCTGACCGCTTCGGAGGTCGCCCCAATGGTTGATCCATGGACTTTGATTGCCGGTGCGCTTTGTGGCGCGATCTGCCTTCGCATTGCCGCGTATCGGCGCGATGGGGCCCGGTACCGCGCCGGTGTTTCCTGGTTGGCGTATCTGCTGGCTGTCGGCACCGGATGTGAGTCGTTGCAGATCACCCTGTCTGCCCTTATGGCACGGCCGGCGCCGGCGGTGTCACCTTTCCTGCTGATGGTCCTGGTGGTGCTGGTGGTGCTGGTCTACCGCGCACAGGGGAACGTAGCGCGCATTCTCCGAATGGACTAGCGGTCCATCTTCACCCTTCCATCAACTGCCCGAGCGAGGCAACACGGTCTCAAGGATTTTCTATGGCGCTGACAGCGAAACAGCAGCGTTTTGTCCTCGAGTACCTGGACGACCTCAACCAGACCCAGGCAGCTATTCGGGCCGGGTTCAGCCCGAGGCGCGCCCGGGAGTACGCCTACCAGCTCATGCAGCGCCCAGAGATCGCCCAGGCCATCCAAGACGCGATGGCGGAGCGATCGAAGCGGACCGAGATCACCAAGGACATGGTTCTGGCGCGCTATTGGATGATCGCTACCGCGGATCCCAACGAACTCTCGCTGCACAGGCGAGTGTGCTGCAGGTACTGCTTCGGAAAGGGCCATGCGTACCAGTGGGAGGATGAGGAGGAGTTCGAGCAGGCCACGGCCAGGGCTCTGAAAAGCAAGGACGCGATCCTTCCAGCGGACCCTGGAGGGTATGGATTCGACCGCACGTTGCGACCCCACCCGAAGTGCCCCAAGTGCAAAGGGGAGGGCCATGGCGACGTGCTGTGGGGGGACACACGGGATGCGAGCCCGGCCGCCAAAGCGCTGTTTTCCAGGGTCAAGCAGACCAGAAACGGGTTCGAGATCGTGACCCATGACCAGTTGGCCGCCCTGGGCATGGTTGCTCGCCACCTCGGCATGCTGGTGGACAAGGATGTCTCTGGGCTGGATGAGGAGCTCAAGCTCTTGGACATCGAGAAGCGAAAAGCCGAGATCAGGCGATTGAAGGACGACGCAGACGACGGTACCCCGCCTCAGCGTGTCGAGGTTGTTGTGCGGGACGCGAGGAAGCCAGATGCCGACGCTTAATGTGCCCCAAGCGCGGTTCCTCCAGATGGAGCACAAGTTCCGTGGGTTTATTGCTGGGTTTGGCAGCGGGAAGACCTGGGTAGGCTGCGCAGGAATCTGCAAGCACGTCTGGGAATGGCCGCGAATCAACTCCGGCTATTTCGCTCCGACGTACCCGCAGATCCGGGACATCTTCTATCCGACCATTGAGGAAGTCGCCTTCGACTGGGGGCTGAAGGTCAAGACCAAGGAGAGCGACAAGGAGGTCGAGTTCTACAGCGGTGCCCAGTACCGCAGTACGACAATTTGCCGCTCGATGGAGAAGCCGCAGACGATCATCGGCTTCAAGATCGGTCATGCGCTGGTTGACGAACTCGATGTTCTACCGAAGGTGAAGGCGGAGCAGGCCTGGCGCAAGATCATTGCCCGGATGCGCTACAACGTTCCCGGGTTGAAGAACGGCGTTGATGTAACCACCACCCCGGAGGGGTTCAAGTTCGTCTATCAGCAGTTCGTGAAGCAGCTTCGCGAAAAGCCGGCATTGCGGGAGATGTATGGCCTCATACAGGCCAGCACCTTCGACAACGAGCTGAACTTGCCCGGCGACTACATCTCCTCGCTGATGGAGTCGTACCCCGAACAACTGATCCTGGCCTACCTGAACGGCCAGTTCGTCAACCTGACGTCCGGTACGATCTACACCGCCTACGACAGAAAGCTCAACGGCAGCCAGGAGACCATTCAGCCCGGTGAGGCCCTGTTTATCGGCATGGACTTCAACGTCGGCAAGATGTCGGCAATCGTCCACGTCAAACGCCTGGGCCTACCGCACGCGGTGGACGAGATCATCAACGGCTACGACACGCCGGACATGATCAGGCAGATCAAGGAGCGCTACTGGCTCTACGACGGTGCGAGCTACCGCAGCACGCGTCAGATCCGGATCTACCCCGACGCCTCTGGCGACTCTCGCAAGTCCGTCAGGGCCAGCGAGACCGACATCTCCCTGCTCAAGCAGGCCGGCTTCATGGTCTCTGCCCCAGGCGCAAACCCTCCGGTCAAGGACCGCATTAACTCCATGAACGCCATGTTCTGCAACGCCGCAGGGCAGCGCCGCTACCGCATCAACGCCGACAAGTGTCCGACCTACGCCGATGACCTCGAGCAGCAGATTTGGGGCGACAACGGCGAGCCGGACAAGAAGCAGGGCAACGACCACCGGCCAGACGCTGGCGGCTACTTCATCCACAAAGAGTACCCAATCAACAAGTACTCCCTCGCAGGTGTTTCCTAATGGGCGTAGTCCGATACCTCAGCGACAAGCTGGTGAACCTGGTGGCAAACCTGGGCACCGAGCGCGACAAGGCATCGGGGTCCGTGTATGCGCCGGTGGTGATGTCTGACCTCGAGCTGAGCAGCGCCTACCGCGGAGCCTGGTTACCGCGAAAGATCGTCGATATCCCGCCGCTGGATGCCACCCGGCGCTGGCGTGGGTGGCAGGCCACCAAGGAGCAGATCGGAAAGATTGAGGCCGAGGAGAAGCGCTTGGACCTGCGCCGCAAGGTGAAGCAGGCCATGACGCGGGCCCGGCTCTTCGGCGGTGCCGCCATCTTCATCGGTACCGGTGAACGAAACACTGCGCTTCCGTTGAGCGCCGAGGGCATCAAGGCCGGGGGCATCAAATACCTCACGGTGATGAACCGTCGGCAGCTATCCCCGACCGAGCTGGAGCAGGACCCACAGTCTCCACTGTTCGGCAGGCCCAAGGCCTACCGGCTGGCCGGCAGCGGGATAGAGATTCACCCGTCGCGCCTGGTGATCTTCATCGGCGCCGAGCATCCAGACCCTGAGCTTGCGATGGGCAACGAGTTCGGTTGGGGCGATTCGGTCCTGCAGGCCGTGTTCGATGCGATCAAACAGTCCGACGGGACGATGGCCAACACTGCCAGCCTGGTCTTCGAGGCCAAGGTCGATGTCATCAAGATCCCTGAGTTCATGCAGCAGCTGCAGGACCCCGCATTCGAGAAACAGATTCTCGAGCGGATCCGCCTCGCTGCCATGGCCAAGGGCATCAATGGTGCACTGCTCCTGGACGCGGCGGAGGAGTACGAGACCAAGACGGCCAGCTTTGGCGGGCTCCCGGACATCATCGATCGCTTTCTGCAGGCGGTCTCTGGCGCGGCGGATATTCCGGCCACCAGACTGCTCGGTCAGGCCCCATCTGGTTTGAATGCCACGGGAGACTCCGACCTGCGCAACTACTACGACCGCATCCAGGCCATCCAGGAGCTCGAGGCCACACCGGCCATGGCCTTACTTGACGAATGCCTGCTCCGATCTGCCTTGGGCAGCCGGCCTGCCGAGATCCACTACATCTGGAACCCGCTCTGGCAGCCTACGGCGACTGAGCAGTCGGAGATCAACAAGCGTACCGCCGAGACGGTCCAGATATTGGCGAACACCAAGCTGTGGCCCGAGGATGCTTTGAGCAAGGCCGCGACCACCATGCTTGTCGAGCAAAGCGTCCTGCCTGGACTTGAGGCTGCGCTGGTCGAGTACGGCAGCGCGCTGCCCCAGGATGACCTGGACGATACGCCACCTCCACCCTCCGACTCCATGGGCTGATAGCCCGAGGTACCAACATGCTCTTACATGACGCCGTGTCGGTGTCTGGCGTTCGCCGGACAGCTGACGGCTACCTTGTGGCCGACGCCCGGGTAGCGCGCACCGGCATTCAGGAATACCTGGGCTCTGAAGTGGGCAAACCTCACGTTCCGATTGTCCGTGTTTACCGGCCGCCGGAGGCAGTGTTCGCCGAGGATGCAATGCGCTCCTATGCCTATCGGCCAATGACCAACGACCACCACGGGGATGTTAACGCCGACAACTGGCGCCACCTTGCTGTGGGTCAGACCGGCTCCGAGATCCTGCGCGACGGAGAGTTCGTCAGGGTGCCTCTGGTGCTCATGGATGCTGAAACCATCCGCGACTACGAAGCTGGTAAGCGCGAGCTTTCGATGGGCCTGGAAGCCTCCTTGGTGTTCGAGGACGGCATTACCCCAGGCGGCGAGAAGTACGACGCCCGTATCGAATCCATGCGCATGAACCATCTGGCCCTGGTCGACAAGGCCAGGGGCGGCGAACACCTCCGCATCGGAGACAACCAACCAACCACCAAAGGAGGCCATTCCATGGCTGATTCCCTGCGCACGGTCATTGTTGATGGCCTGTCCGTTCAAACCACCGACCAGGGCGCCCAGGCGATCGACAAGCTGACCAAGCAGCTGGGCGACTCGGCGACCACCATTCAGCAGCTCAAGGATGCCCATGCCGCTGCGTTGGCAAACAAGGATGCCGATCTGGCCAAGAAGGACGCAGAGCTCGACGGCCTGAAAGCTAAGCAGTTGAGCGATGCGGACATCGACAAGCGCGTCCAAGCCCGCGGCGATCTGATCGCTAAGGCCAAGTCCATCCAGGATGCCGACTACTCCGGTAAAAGCGATGCCGAGATCCGCAAAGCGGTGGTAACCGCCAAGCTGGGCGACGCCGCGATCGCCGGAAAGTCGGACGCCTATATCGATGTCCGTTTCGATCTGCTGGTCGAGGACGCGGCCAAGGATCCTGTGCGCAGCCATTTCCGGGCTCAGGACGGCAAGCCGCAGAACCCTAATGACAACGGCCAGTTGGCCTATGAGCAGCGTCTGCAAGACGCCTGGAAAGGAGGTGCCAAGTAATGGCCGTCCAAGATACCTACTCGGAAAACCTTCGCCCGGCGGTCCCTGGCCAACTGGTCGACATGTCGCCGAAAACATTGATATCCCGAACCGTCGAGGATGCCAACGGCATCGGCTTTGGCCTGCCGGCCTTCCAGGGGGCCCGGGACAAGGGCATCAAGAACGCAGGCACTGCGGCCCAGTTCGTGGGCATCACCGTACTGGAGCGTTCGCTGCAGGCCGAAGCCAATGGCTTCAAGCAGTACGACTCTGCGCGCTTGATCACTGAAGGCCCCGTCTGGGTGGCAGCGCCTGGCGCTGTAACTGCAGGCTCAGCCGTGACCCTGGGTGGCGTGATCATTCCAGGTGCGCGCTATGACACCAGCACTTCCGCCGCCGGCCAGCTCGCCCAGGTTCGCCTTGGCGTCGTGTCTGCACCTACCCCTTAATCGGCCTATGGCATAGGAGCCAACCATGACTTACAAACTGCTCGATGCCCAGGCCGCCCTGGGCTTCGTGATTTCCCAGACCTCGTACATCGAGCGTCAGGTCAACGAGACTGTTTACCCAGATATCCAGTACCCAAGCCTGGTTCCAGTCGACACCAGCGCCCACCCCTGGGCCAAGACCGTCACCTACTATTCCTCGGACAAGTACGGTAAGGCCGACTGGATCAACGGCAACGCCGATGATATTCCGATGGCCGGAACCGACAGGGCCAAACATGAGACCGCCATCCACATGGCGGGTATCGGCTACGGCTTTGGCTTGGAGGAGGTCAGTCAGGCGCAGATGCTCGGTTTGAACCTCCAGGCGGACGACGCAGATGCAGCCCGCCGCGCCTACGAGGAGATGGTCGACGAGGTCGCCCTCTACGGGGATGCGCGCAAGGGCTTCGTGGGTCTGACCAATGCCCCTACGGTCACCGCCGGCGCAGCCACTACTGGCGACTGGGATACCGCCACTCCTGGCCAGATTCTGGGCGATGTGAATAAGGCGCTGGCGGGTCAGTATTCCGGCACCTTGTACACCGGTCTTGCCGACACTCTCCTGCTGCCGTACAGCGCTTTCCTCCACATCAGCACTACACCGCTGAATGACAACGGCACTGACACCATCCTTTCGTGGCTGCTGACCAAGAACGTCTACACCGCCCAGACCGGTCGCCCGCTGACTATCCGCGCTATGCGGCGCTTGGATAAAGCTGGCGCTGGCGGTACCGCGCGTATGGTTGCGTACCGTCGCGATCCGCGAGTGGTCAAACTCCACATCCCGATGCCGCACCGCTTCCTGGCGGCGTACATCGCGGGGCCGCTGCGCACCGAGGTGCCCGGCATCTTCCGTCTGGGTGGCGTCGATGTGCGCCGTCCGAAAGAAATGCTGTACGTCGATGGCCTGTAAGGAGGGCGAGACATGGCACAGGTAACCAACAACGGCAACGTCACCCCAATAGGCCTGCCCAATGGTGTTCTGGTACCGCCTCAGCAAACCGTCGAGGTGCGGGGCTGGGGCAAGATCAAGGAGCATCCAATCGTCGCCCACTACCTCAAGGAGGGCGTTTTATCAGCGGAGGGTGAGCCGGAGGCTGATGCAGGCGACGCAGCCGAGGAGCGCCAAGCTCTGCTGGCCCAGTTGAAGACGCTCGGTGTCACCGCAGGTGCTAACAGCAAGCTGGAAACCTTGCAGAGTAAGTTGGCCGAGGCCCAGGCGGACGCCAAGGCTGAAGCCATCGCCAAGCTCAAGGAAAAGGGCATCGAAGTCGGCGAAGACGTCACTCTGGAAGAGCTGCAGGCCGAACTGGCCAAGCAGCAGTGATCCCCCGGGCGGTTCGCCGCCCATCTATTCGAGTAACTCCGATGTCTGAATTCTATGGAACCTTGGCCGGGGCCGATGCGTACCTGGCTGCCCGTGGAAACGCTGCCTGGGCATCCGCCGCTGAAGCGGACAAGTTGGCCGCCTTGGTGCGGGCATCGGGGTATGTGGACGGTATGGTCGGCCAGCCGGTGCCAAACACCACGGGCTGTACGTTCAATTTCCCCGGCAAGAAGGCCGGAGGATATGGCCAGGAACTGCAATGGCCACGAATCGGCGCTGTAGACCGCATGGGGGAGCAGGTACCGGGTGACCTGGTGCCGCCTGCCATCGAGAAAGCCACCTATGAGGCCGCCGCCCGCGAGCAGGCCGCGCCTGGCAGCCTAAATCCTGACTTCGTCCCGTCGCAGGTCGTGCAGCGCGAGAAGGTCGGGCCATTGGAGCAGGAGTTTGCGGTGGCCAAGAACGGCAACCCCAGTATCCGACCGGTGATCGGCGTTATCGACTCGCTGCTGTATCCGCTGCTGATTGTGCGCTGCCCGGCGCCGGCGGTGTACGTCGTATGAACGCCGCCGAGATACTGCGGGCCATCGAGGCGCTGGAGCCGGGTATGCAGCGAGCCTACCTCGACTCGATCCGCGCCGCGGTAGATGCCGCGGTGATCGCGGAGGTTGAGCGGCTCATCGCCGAGGAAGATGAGCAGGGCCTGGTGGCGCTGCTGAGCCTGGGCGCGTTGGCAGTCTTCGCAGAGGCAATGCGCGGCGCCTTCCTGGCCGGCGGCCGTTTCGAGATGACCGCCATCATCCTGCCGGCGCCGTTGCGCCGCGAGACTGGTCGTAAGGAGTTCGACCCGTCCACTGATCATGCTCAGGCCCGCGTTGCTGAGCAGGCCCAGCAGATTCGCCAGATCTCTGTCGACGGGGTTCGGGATGCTGTGCGGGCGGTGATGGGCAGCCGGCGAGTAGTTGGTGGGCCATGGGCACCGAGCCCAGGCGGTGGGCTGGGGCAGGCCGGGACTGTCTCACCTCCACAGCCAGCAAGAGGCGCCCGGCAAGCGGCCCTGGACCTGGTCGGTAGAGTGAGCCCGCAGACAGGGCAGCGAACGGGCGGAGTGTTGGGGCTGCCTGGAAACATGGCCCAGTATGTCGTCAACACCCGCCAGCAGTTGCTGAGCGGCGATCCCTCCGAAATGCGCAAGTACTTCGCCAGGACCCGACGCGACCGGAGATTCGACGGCATCGTCCGCCGGGCAATTGAGTCCGGGCAGCCTGTATCCGCTGCGGATGTCGAGAAGATCGCGGGCCGATATTCCGAGCGGCTGCTGAAAACCCACGTCGACATGCTGGCCAAGACCGCGGCGGCTGAATCCTTCAACGCTGGACGTGACCAGGCCTGGGAGCAACTGGTAGCCCAGGGCATTGACCGCAACAAGGTCACGAAGGAATGGCGCGACAGGGCCGACGAAAAGGTCAGGAACAGCCACCGGCACATGCGAGGCCAGACGGTGATTCTCGGGCAGGCGTTCCGCACTGGCAGCGGTGCTCTATTGCGATACCCGGGCGACTCCTCCCTGGGCGCCGGCTACGACGAGATCGCCAACTGTCGCTGTTTCATCATCTATAGCCTGAGGAAGTGACCATGGCAGATATCTACGACCGCAGCCGGAAGCTGGCGGTGCGAATGCTTGCGCCCCGGGTAAGGGGTGGAAAGGGTGCTGAAATGACCCTGCAACGCAAACAACAAGGGGTCTATGACCCTATGGCAGGCGGGGCGCCGGTTATCACGGTTGCTCACCATGGATCGGCTTTCCGCGATTCCTATGCGCAAAGGGACATCGATGGCACTCGCATACACCAGGGCGACGTGAAGTTGCTGGTGTCGCCGGAGAAGCTCGACGGTAGCGAACTCCCGATGCCAACTACTCAGGATCGAATCGTCTTCGACGGGAAGACTTACATCCTGATAGCCGTTATGCCCTGGAACTACGCCGGCCTGTCGGTTGGCTTCGAAGTGCAGGCGAGGGCATAGCATGGCCAATCACATGAGAACCCGCTATGGCGGCCTGTCCGGGTCGTTCTCCAGGACCCTCGAGCAGTTTCGGGACCAGGCCCTGGAAGACATGAATGAAGTATTTCGCCGGGTGATGATCGAGATTGGCTCGACGGTGATTCGCCTGTCCCCCGTGGATACCGGCCGGTTCAAGGGCAACTGGCAGTTCACAGTGGATGCGCCTGCAACCGCCAGCCTGGACAACTACGACAAGGAGGGGCATGACACGGTCGCCCGCCTGGTTGCGGACGTTCAGCACCTGACCTTCGGGCAGACGGCATACCTGGTCAACAACCTGGTCTATTCGATCCCCCTGGAATATGGACATAGCTCCCAGGCCCCCACGGGCATGCTTCGAATCACCATCAACGGGTTCCAGCAGATGGTTGAGCAGGCCGTCCGGGAGGTCTCCGCATGAGCCACGCACGCGCCCGCCAGGCGATCGAGATCAAGCTGGCGGCCTGGGCCTTGGACCGGCCAATTCGCGTGGCGAACTTCGAGCAAGGGTTTGAGCCCGGCCCTGACGAAACCTATCTGCGTGCCTTTCTCCTGCCCGGCATGACCAACTGTCGCTATCTGGCCGGGGAGGCCTACGAGTACTCCGGGGTCTACCAGGTCAGCATCGTTTGCCCGGCGGGCCAGGTAATGAGCACCGCTGAAGCCCTTATTGATGACCTGACCAGTCTCTTCCGCGTGGACTCAACCATCAGCATCAACGGCTTTGCCGGCCTGGTTACCGAGCCGGTACAGCAAGGGCCAACCATCACGGAGCCTGCGACTTACACGGTTCCTGCCAGCTTCACCTACCGCGGCATCGCGGACCAACCGCCCGCTGGGGCATAACCACCGCCACCTGGCGGGCTTTCAAGAGGAACACACCAATGGCCGCAAAATTTCCGCTGCCAAACGGCTCCGTGCTGGAGATCGCCAGCGTGATGGCAGCTGCCGTCGCCTTCACAGCTCTGACCAATGCCGCCCCTCCGGTGGCCACTGCTGCGGGTCACACCATTGAAAATGGCGATGTTCTGCTGGTCACCTCCGGCTGGGCGCTGATCAACGATCGAGCTGTCCGCGCTGCGAGTGTCGCGGCCGACACCTTTGCCCTGGGCGGCCTGAATACCACCAATACCGAGAAATACACGCCGGGAGCTGGCTTGGGGTCGGTGTTGCCCGTCGAGACCTGGGCTCAGATCTCTAAGGTGACGGCATTCACCTCCGCCGGCGGCGAGCAGCAATACCTGACCGTGGGTTACCTGGAGGACGACGATGATCGCCAGTTCCCCACCAACCGGAACCCGATCACCCTGACTATTACCGTCGAGGATCAACCCGGTGCGCCATACGTGGCCCTGGTGGAGGAGTATGGCGATACCAAGGCGCTGACTGTGCTTCGCCTGAAACTGCCCAACGGCGACCAGATCATCTACCCGGGCTTCGTGAGCATCACCAGCACGCCGACCATGGAGCGTAACCAGCTCATGACCAGGACCATCAGCGTCGCGCTGTCCGGCCGCCCAACTCGCTACAACGCTGCCTAAGGATCTCCCATGCCAAAAATCAAGATTGCGCAGAACCCTACGTTCAGCGCCGAGGTTCAAATTCCCCGCGTTGGCGGGGGGACGCAACCGGTTAGCTTCACCTTTCGCTACCTCGATCGCATCGCTCTGGCCAAGCTCTACGACGGCTGGAACAAGACTGCCGAAGAGCAAGCCGAAAAGGCCAAGGCAGACGGCGCGACGCTGGAACAGTTCACCGCTGCCGAAATCCAGCTGCAGGTTGAGCAAATCAAGGCGGTTGTAGTGGGCTGGGGGTTCGACGACAAGTTCACCGACGAGGCCGTTCTTGAACTGGTGAGCACTTGCCTGGGGTCTCCCCTGGCTGTGCTCAGTGCGTACCGGGAAGCGTACGCACAAGCCCGCCTGGGAAACTGAGGGCCGCGGCCCGGGCCTGCCACCACCGAGGCCCGTCTGCCGCGGAACTTGCAGCGGTGGGATTGACCCTCGCTGATATTCCAGAAGAAGAGGTAGAGATCTGGCCCGACCTGTGGCCGGCCTTTCTCCTGTTCGAGGCGATGAACACTCAGTGGCGCGTTGGGCCTGGCGGAGCTTCCGGGCTGGACTACGCCGCGATCCCACCAACGGCTCTTATGCTCGGCATCAAGCGCCGTGATCTTAAAAAAATCTTCCCGGATCTCCGTGTCATGGAGGCAGAGGCGCTGGCCGCTGCGGCTGAGTCGATGGAGTAGCGTATGACCACCATTGCAGAACTTGGTATCAAGGTTGACTCGGATGATGCGGTACAGGCGAGCTCCGACCTCGACCAGATGGCCGCTGCCGGTGCCCGGGTAGAGAAAGCCACAGAGGCGCTCGGAGAGACGTTTGATCAGGCAAAGGCCAGGCTTCTGCAACTCGGCAAGGAAGCCGTTGCTGCAAAAGAGGCACAGGTGGGCCTTGCCAACGTCGCAACGGGGCTGTCTGAGGCTCAGCAGGGGCTGATCAGCTCGACCGCCGCTGCCGCCCAGGCCCAGGCCCAGGTCGCCGCAGCTCAGCGCGCAACAGTTGTATCAACGGATAGCCTGGCAACGTCCAGTGCTCGGGCAGGAGCTGCTGTAAATGCCCAACAGGCGGAACTGCGGTCACTTCTCGAGCAAATCGACCCGGCCACCCGGGCGCTGAATCGCCTGGACGAGCAAGAGCGGAGGCTCGCCCAGCATAAAAAACTCGGTCTGGACCAGGAGGTCTTTACCACCTACCAGGCCAAGATTCAGCAGGCCAGGGAGGCAGTAACACGGCTCGATGACTCGCTGACTCGAACCGGGAACACTGCCAAGCAGACAGCTGCTGCGCTGCGGGGCGTGCCAGCGCAGTTCACCGATATTGTCGTGTCTCTCCAAGGCGGCCAGAACCCGCTGACTGTACTCCTGCAGCAGGGCGGGCAGCTCAAGGATATGTTCGGTGGTATTGGGCCGGCAGCGAAAGCGCTCGGCGGCTACGTGGTTGGTTTGATCAATCCGCTTAGCTTGGCAGCTGCAGCAGTTGCGACTCTTGGAGTGGCCTACTACCAAGGGTCTAAAGAGTCCGACGCTTTTCGGCAGGCCTTGATCAGCACGGGTAACGCCGCCGGCACCAGTTCAACGCAGTTAGCTGCGATGGCCGAGCGAATTGGCTCCACGGTTGGAACCACTGGTAAAGCAGCAGAGGTTCTCGCCCAACTCGCGTCGAGCGGAAAGATTGCCAGTACCAGCTTTCAGCAGATTGCTACCTCTGCGATTGAATGGGAAAAAGCCACGGGCAACGCGACGGAGACAACAATCGCCGAATTCGCGAAGATTGCCGACGATCCCGTCAAGACGCTGGCCACGCTGAATGAAAAGTACAACTTTCTGACGGCTTCGGTTTACGAGCAGGTGCGTGCCCTGCAGGAAAGTGGCGATAAACAGGGGGCCGCTACGGTTGCTGAAGAGGCCTATGCCAGTGCCTTGGCAGAACGGTCCCAGAAGATCCAGCAGAATCTGGGCTCTATTGAAACCGCCTGGAACCTTTTGGCGGGTGCGGCCAAGAAGGGCTGGGATGCGATGCTCAGTGTTGGTCGAGAGCAATCGCTCGATGAACAGATCAGCCACACCCAGAAGATGATCGAGGACCGGAAGACTGGGTTTCTCGCGAAGATTTTCCCTGATGATCTCGGCGAGAACAGCCAATCTACAAGCTTTCTCCGTGAGCGGTTGAACCTTCTGGTTAAAACTCGCGATGCGCTGGCGGCTCAAGCCAAGGCCGAGGGAGACAACGCCAGAATTCAGCGCGAAGGTGTTGTGGCATATGAGGGGTTCCAGAAGTCCCTGGAGGCGAACTTCACCAAGCGCCAGAAAATGAACAAGGCGCTGGCGGATGAGGAAAAGCGGATCGCCGCCGCGAGGAAAGCCGGGTACGCGATTACAGCCGAGCAGGAGGCTGCGGCACTCAAGTCCATCCGGGAAAACTCTATCTACAAAGAGGCTGATCCGAAAAAGCCCAAGCAATATGCAGAAGATGCCGGCACCAAGACTCTGGACCAGGCGCGCCAGCGATACGCGGTGCTGCAGCAGCAAAACACCCTCATTGGGGCCCAGCGGGGCGAAATGCAGAAGCTGGGAGAGGCTGGCCAGGCCCTTGTTCGCTGGGAGCAGCAACTATCAGAGATTAAGGGTAAGAAGACGCTCACCGCCGACCAGAAATCTCTGCTGGCGAATCAGGAGCAAATCACTACCCAGCTGAAGAAAAATGCGGCGCTCGAGCGGGAAATGGAACTGCGCAAGCTGGCGACCGATGAGGCACAGAAGTTGGCGGCCTTCCAGGCAAACGTGAATAGCCAGTTGCAGCGGGCCTCGGTCGGACTGAGCAGTAACCTGGCTGGCGCGGGGATGGGCGACGTTGAACGTCAGCGCATGCAGGAACGGCTGAGCATCGAACAGCAGTATCAGCAGCAGATGGATAACCTCGAGCAGCAGCACAACGAGGGGAGGATCAGCCAGTCCCTGTACGAAAAAGAAACCGACGCTCTACAGCAGGCCTTGGACAAGCGCCTGGAGATGCAGGAAAAGTACTACCAGGACGTGGATCAACAACAGCAGGATTGGTCGCTGGGCGCGCGGTCGGCATTCGCTTCCTACCTTGAACAGGCCCGGGACGTCGCTGGTCAAACCCGGGTGCTGTTCACCAACGCCTTAGGTTCCATGGAAGACGCGATTGTGCAGTTCGCGATGACAGGGAAGTTCTCGTTCGCTGACTTCACGAAGTCGGTCCTGGCCGATATGGCTCGGATTGCAGCACGGCAGGCGGCCTCCTCAGCATTGAGCTCGTTGTTCGGCATGGCGGCATCTGCGGCGTCCTCTTGGTTCGGCGGCGGTGCTACCGGAGCTACCCAGGCTGGGTACACCGGGTCCGGTTTCTCGAACTGGGTTGCTGGCCAGAGAGCTTCTGGTGGCCCAGTGGCGCCTAACTCCCTGTATGAGGTGAACGAGCGCGGCCCAGAGCTTTACAACCAAGGTGGCCGGTCGTTCCTCATGACTGGCGCAAGCGGTGGGAGCGTCACGCCTCTGACTTCTGGGGCGCTTGCCGGCGCAGCAGGTGTCCAGGGCGGCGGGAGCGGGTCAATGATCCAGGTGAACGCACCGGTCAGCCTTACGGTGCAAGACAGGGGCTCAGATGGTATGCAACTGGATCAGCAGGCGCTGCAGCAGAACATGCAGAAGCAGATGCTTGCAGCTGCGCAGAAGGCCGTCGATGACTCCTGGCGCCCTGGTGGAACCAGTTACATGAAAGCCCGCGGACGCGGGTGAATATTGCACAGAAACCATACCCGCTTCGGCGGGTTTTTCATGCCTGGAGTACTCATGGCTACCGAAACCTTCACCTGGAAGCCGAACAACGATCCGGCGGCCACCATTGAGTTTCGTACAAAGTCGGCCAAGTTTGGCGACGGATACGAGCAGCGGGCTCAGGACGGAATCAATAACCGCTCGCAGTCTTGGTCGCTGACGTTTACGGGCCGCAAGGCGCGCATTAAAGAGATCATGGCGTTCCTCGATCGACAGGCCGGCGCGACGCCGTTCTATTGGACTGGCCCGCTGGGTGGACCAATGCTCTATCGGTGTTCCCAGTATCAACCCAAGGCCATGGGGGGTGATGCTTACATCCTCACTGCCACCTTCGAACAGGCATTCCATCCATGACCATCAGACCAATCGACGTTGGACAAGAACCGAACGATGAAACCGGCGACACGCTGCGAGACGGCGGGATCATTATCAACGAGAACTTCGCTGAGCTGGATAGTCGGACCAGTGATGCGGCGAACAAGCTCGCAACGGTCCAGGCGGGAGCCACCAAGAATCGGCCGGATGCCGAGCTGCTGGCGAGAGCGAACCACACCGGAACGCAGTTGGCTGCAACCATTAGCGATTTCGCTACAGCGTCGAAAGCTATTTTGCAGACATACGGACTTGCTGAAAAAATCTTGGATATCCCAGAAGGGCAATTAAACACACTTTCTGTTAACAGTTTTGCGTTTTGTCGTCCTGCTGGTTCTGGAGTTTTGCCGTCACAAGATAATCACTACGTTATCCATCTACAACTAAATGATGCGGGATACGCAACGCAAATTGCATTGAATTTCGTAACAGGCAAACAGTATTCCCGCGTCAAGTCCAACGGCACTTGGCAAGCTTGGCGTTCGGTAGTCAGCGGGGGAGAATTCGGGATCGGAGGTAACGCCCCTGCTCCCGGTGGAACATCGATGAACGTCCGAAATGAAACAGGAATTTACGGTTTTGCCGCTAACTATACTGGATCACCAAATAGTACGGTTGGCGGTGAATACATAATGTTGCAAGGTGCGCCAGTATCCCAACGGGCCACGCAATTGGCGCTATCTCATGATAGTGACGAGTTGTGGTTTCGTCGGGACACTAACGGTTGGCAGCCGTGGAAAAAACTCGTAATGCAGGGTGAATACGGGGTGGGGGCAACATCCCTACAGGCATGCAACGACGCAAATAACGTTGCGGCTAGCGGTGATTTGCTGGTGTATCCCGGAACCCTAAACGGCCCTAACCCAGGCGTATACGGGACAATAAGGACAACGTTCTACGAGAAGTCTTCGAGCAACTGGACGCAACTTATTCTTTCCACGACTGGAAACAAGATGTTTTACAGGGGCTGTATCAACGGTGGAATACAGCCGTGGATGCAGGTTAACGAAGAATCAATAACGAACAGCAACGGGACCGCAGTCAAGTTCTCGGATGGGACCATGATTTGCTGGAAAGAGAGCTCGACCATCCAGACAACATCAAATCAAGTTTCAACGGGTGTCTTTCTCGGCACCGCCGAAATATTTACCTTTCCGGTTCCGTTCGTGACGATTGGGGTTGTCATTGCCTCCGTTTCGTACTCGGCAAATGCCTATTGCTGGGGGTCGGTAGGGGAAGGAAACAACCCGAATCAGTGCCGAATAGTTGGTTTCAGCCATGCGGCTAACGCTCAGTATCAAGCAAGATATCTTGCTGTCGGGAGGTGGCGATAAATGGTCATTATCAAGTTTTCTCCCGTGTGTACGGACAGGTTCCCGCGCCTCGAATCAGTTTTCATCGAGGGCTATGCCATCACCATCAACGGCGAGGCGTTCGACTTTTCTCCGCTTGAGCCAGGTTATGAGCTGGAGCTCGAGGCCATCGACTCGCCTCTGTTCGCCGACAAAGCAGTTATGTCCACCGACGGCGTCCTGTCGATCACCCTGCTCATGCCCTACGACGAAGCCACGGCCACCGACGCCATCCGCTTCCCTGATCCTGTGACCGTGAGTGCCGCCGGCCCGGTGGACATTCCCACCGATCACCCGGCGCCACCTCCTGAGATCCCTACCATCGAGGACGACCATGGACTTCTCGCAGAGCAAGAAAACCTTCACTGAGCAGGACCAGAAAGCCAACGAGGCCCGGGAATACCTGCGCCAGACCGACTGGCTGGTGGTACGCAAGCTGGAAACCGGCAAGGACGTCCCAGCCGATATCGCAGAGAAGCGTGCCGAGGCGCGCAGTCTGATCTAGGCGCCGCCAGCACCCACCCCACCCGCCAGCGTGCGGGTTTCTTTTTGCCTTGAGGAAACACCATGCCGATCACGGCCGATATCCAGACCCTGGAGCCTGGCGCGTGGGTGGAGCTTTTCGAGCTCGACGCCACCAGCCTCGGCGCCGAACTCTACCGCTTTCACGGCTACCCCCAGCAGTCGTCGATCTTCTGGCAGGGGCTCGAGTATTCCCCCTGGCCGATCCAGGCCGAGGGTTTCGAGATGACGGGCCAGGGCGCGCAGCCTACCCCGAAGCTGTCAGTGGGCAACGTTGGCGGCTTCATCACTGCTCTGGTGCTGTATTTCGAGGACCTGGTCGGCGCGAAGCTGACCCGGCACCGGACGCTGGGCAAGTACCTGGATGGCCAGCCCGAAGCCGACCCCGAGGAGGAGCTGCCGCCGGATATCTGGTACGTCGAGCGCAAGGCCGCGGAGGACAACGAAACAGTGCAGTTCGAGCTGTCCAGCGCCCTGGACTTCAACGGCGTGCAGCTGCCACGGCGGCAGATCGTCGCCAACGTCTGCTGGTGGCTCAGCTGCGGTGGGTATCGCGGCCCTTACTGCGGCTACAACGGCGGCCCGGTGGCGGACGTCAACGACGTGATCGTCACCGATGCCGCCAAGGATAAATGCGGCGGGCGCCTGAGCAGCTGCAAGCTGCGTTTCGGCGGGAACAACCCGCTGCCCTACGGTTCGTTTCCTGCGGCGGGCCTGCTACGGAGTTGAACATGAACAAGGCGAACCTTGCGGCCATCGAGCGCCACGCTCTGGCCGAATACCCCCGCGAGTGGGCCCAGCTGGCGCCCAACGGCTACCAGGCACCCTTGGTTGGCCGGGCCTTCGCCCATGGCGTGCACGACTGCCTGAGCATCATCCTCGACTACTACCGGCGCGAGCTGGGTATAGAACTGGGCGACTACCAGCGCGAGGACGGCTGGTGGGACAAGGGCGGCAACCTCTACCTGGAGCACTTGCCCGAGGCCGGTTTCGAGCGGGTAGGGGACCTGCGTCAGGGCGACGTGGTGTTGATGCAGATCCGCTCGCCGGTGCCCAACCACGCGGCCATCTACCTGGCCGATGGCGTGCTCAAGAGCGAGCCGGCGCACTACCCGGCGCCGGGCTCCATCCTGCACCACCTCTATGGCCGCGACAGCAAGCGCGACACCTATGGCGGCTACTGG